CGCGACTTTTCAATAGACTGTGCGTAAGTATTATCAGAAATTATAGACTGCTTTTTGATTTCCGCTGGTAGAAATTTGTCATAGTTTGACCATTGCTTAGCAAATAAATAATTCAATGCCTCAACACACCAAGTATGCTGACCATTGATTAAATCTAGCTTTTTTTGAAGAAGTCCAGCGTAATTCATCAGGGTAATTGCATTTGTAAAACATTCATCAGATGTTAGACTAATTATTTCTTCTGGTGGAAGATGCAGTATATGTGAATACTCATCGCTATCTTTGTATTCTACAATCTTATTAGTCTTGCAAAAGTTATCAATCCATTCTGTAAATTTGTTCAATCCATCTATTCCAGAGATTGTTGAATCAAGCTCTTCCATTTTGACCTTTCATTATATGGCAACCCGACGATTTTGATATCGTTCAACCGACACCACTCTATTTTATCGGCATCTCTCTGTTTTGCAAGCACAAAATCCATTTTATCTTTATGGAAAAATGGAGAATATTCATAGTGCTGCTGACCATGAACTTCGATAACAAGCATCAATTCAGGTAAGAAAAAATCGGCATATAATAAAGAGCCTCTACCAAGTCGTTTAGATCCCGGTAGAGTGACTTCTTCATATAAAGAGTAGGTGGGCCAATTCTCTTTAATTAATTCTCTAGCTTGTTTATGGTATGATGATTTTTTGGATCTGAAATTTCTGGACTTATTTTTGGCATAATTAAATTTATGTTCTTTTCCGTCTAGTCCAGTGACTCTAAACATTCTTTAGTACGCCATTAACTTGTGTCTTTATTTGATCAAAAATATCCTGTCTCTCTACAAGAAATTCATAAATCTTTGCTTGTCCTTGAAATTTAGGAGGCTCTTGAAATTCTTCGCTATTTTCCAAGAATGGAATTGAGTACCATGCTCCGGATTTATCTATAATACCAAAAGATTCTGCCAGATCTATCATTTCTTTTTCTTTATCAATGCCTTTGCCATATCTAATGTGGCTAATGCATTCTGTTCCAGACGAACCCATAGAAGAACATGCGACTTTCCAATGAACAAGCTGTCCAATCTTTTTCCCATTTTCTTCCCACGGCTCTACCTTTGCAATGTCAATTCTAGTATCGGCCTGATACTGAATCATTACGCCGCAGTCTGGAATTTTGACTTTACCATATCCAGAGGTGTTTGTGATGTAGTGCGTAATAATAAATACGATGATTTTGTTTTTTACTACTGTTTGCGAATTCTTTTTCACCCAATGCGACAGTAGTTTCGGCAAGCTTGCACGAATCGAACCCGATGCACTTTCTTCAAGTTCTGCCCTTGGCACTAAAGAAGAACAAGAATCAATCACGCATACAGCACCTTTATTTTCAGGACGCTTAATTAGCTCTTCAGTAATATTTAAAAAGTCTTCAGCGGATAGAGATTCTCCATCCTCTGGACTATGAACAATTTGTATTTTGTTTAAGTCTAAGCCTTCTGTGCCACAGAGATTGTAAGCCTTTAATCGACTTTCGCCGTCAACATAGATTACTGGACGATTATCATCTTGAGCATTTTTACAAATCTGTAAGCATGTTGTGCTTTTACCAGTTTTAGGGTCTCCAGAAATAATATTCCAAGACGCTTCTCTAATTCCTCCATTAAGAGCTAGATCAAGTTTTGGACTTACGGTAATACACTTTAGATCTTCCATGCTTGCAATTAGCTCTGATCCTTTAGATACAACTTTACCGAAGGCTTTTTGAATAGCTTTATCGTTACTCAAATCTACTTTCTTTTTTTTCTTATCGTCTGCCATCAACTACAAACCTTTCAATATATTCCTACCCTGCCCGAACGGTTTAGATACTTCAGTCTTATTATTTTCAGAGATTATTATCTCTGTTTGCTTACGGTCTTTCTCAAACTTTTCAATTATAGGAATTAACTTATCCCTATTTTCTTTCTTGGACAACTTCAATATGAACTTAGCCTGTGGCGACTTTATTGCTTTTATTACTGAGTCTGCGTGATAGTCTTTCAGTAATTTATTTGCTGCAATAACTTCGCCCTTATAAGCACCGTGTAACTTATTTCCTCGTAGCCAGAAGCTCTCTGCGTTTTTGCCAGAATTGAAATACTCGTTTCTTTTCTGAAATATCAACTCCGCAATGTAATTTCCGGGCGTTACATAGCCAGCCTTATGCATGGATTTATAAGGAGTCTTTTCGGTGCATTGATTGACTCGCTGTCTACTTGTCTGCTCGGATTTTGTGGATATGTTTCGTGTCTCGTTTTGTTGCTCGTTTTTTTGATGCATCGCCTATCTCCGAAGCTTCTTTACTCATTACCGCATATCCACGCTTAGAATTGATGTTCATAAGTTTATCAACTGTAAAATCATTAGATGCTTTATTTTTGCACTCATAATAATAAGATGAAACTATAGACTCGTCAAGTCCTAAATCAGAAGAAATATCAGACAAGGTCATGGCAGAACACTTGCTTTCAATGTAAAACTTGTGAACTTTAGAAAGTTCATCAACCAATTCGACTTTGACAGTTTCTTGCATTTCGGGTTTTCTAATCTCTCTTCTGTTAGTTTTCTTGGTCGGCATTTATATCCTCCATTAATAAATCAGTTTTTAAAATAAGCTCTAGTCGTTCTTTAAGAGATTTAATACAATCAATATATGACTCATGTTGTTGTTCAATCTGAAATTTACGGCATAAATCATACCCAATAAAATCTACTTCTTCTTTGCCCAAAGGCTGTAGTAAGGTATTTCCATGAGTTACAGTTCCTATGTATGGTACTATCATAATAACGCTTTTGTATTCTTCCATTATCCGCCCTCTATAAAACGACGTTTTTGCCCTTCATTCATTTTATTGATTTTAGAGTTCATTTCTTTCTTTGCTTCTTGTAGTGCGGATCTCTTAGAATCTTTGTCTTGCAGTGTTCGCTCTTGAACTTCTGATTGTCCAAGTCTTTTAGCATTACGCTCAGATAGCTGACCAATTGTAGTCGCTTCTTGACGAACAAATATCATTGGCGAATGAATCACTCTTTCAAGTGTATCACTCCCGCAATTTGCACAATGCATTATAGCCTTTTCGGTTATACTTTGGTATACATCCTTTAACTCGGTTTCGCAATTTGAGCATAAATAGTCATATGTCGGCATTATTCCTCCAATGCTTGTAAAATCTGCCCTATGATTCCATTTCTTTGGATATCATCATATGTTAAATAACAAATGCCCACTCCTTTGATTTTTGCTAATTTATTGATAAGGATTGATAGCCCGCTCTTAGATTTTAAATCTGTTTGATTTATATCTCCGTTTATTACAATTTTTGAATTTTTACCCATTCTAGTAATAAACATCTTTAGCTGATCTAGTGTGCAGTTTTGTGCTTCATCTAATATCATACATGAATAATCATATGTTGCACCTCTCATCAATTCTAGCGGTTCATACTTAATTTTACCATCATTAAAGTATAGACCATAATTAGCCCTTCCTAAGAAATTTTTGATATGTTCTTCAATTGGCTTTAGATATGGAGCTATTTTTTCATTCAGTTCTCCCGGTAGCGATCCAACCTCCTTCCCGGAACATACTAAAGGACGTGTTGCTATAATTTTGTCATAACTTCCTTCATGTAAGAAATTTGCAAATAATCCAGAGCTAATATAAGATTTACCGGAACCTGCTGGGCCAACACATATAGTTATTGGGTTATTGATGATAGAAACCATATAGTCTTTATGGTTTTCTGTCTTTGCCTCAACAAGCATAGACTGATCTTGGTTTTTATTTATTTTTGATTTTCTGCTTTCAGCCTCATATCTTGGAACTCGACGCTTTGCTGTTTTTCTCATATATTTATTTCTTATGTTAAATCTGTTACACTTTTATTAGCTTCCCAAAATCTACAACTCCAGTATTTTGCTTTCCATTTAGGTCCGGGATTAGTATCGCATTGATGACGGGCACGAAAACTCTTGCGTCTTTTAGGGTCGTCTCGTTTAATATCCATATTTGGATCACCAAAATTTACCTTTACGATATTGCCCTTATCATTTTTAACATAAACACTAAACTTTTTTGGACCCTTTGGGGTTCTGAAAGGCTTGTTGAGCTTAACATTCTTTTTCTTTTCTGCCGCCATTAATGATTCAACATCGTCTTCTTCATCATCTTCTTCATCATTATATTCATCTAAAGATGCATACATAATTGAATCAAAGATTTCTTCTATAAAATGTTCAGCTTTAGAGATCTTATCCTTCGTCCACTCTTCAAATTCAAAAGTCTTGGTTTCAAGCATTTCCACAATTTCCATAAGCTGCATGTGCATCTTATTAATTTGTGAAATCTGCATAGAACCTTCTTCGTATTCAGCCTTAGTGCTTTTTGGATGTGATTTTGGCAAGAGGTCATTATCCTGTTTGTAATTAGGATTACTTGGCCTGCCATTTCTCATTAAATAGAGGAAGGCATTCACTCTTGCAATAGCCCATCCATCCCTTGACATATTCGGATGATGACTGGTAGAAAATGCACCTGCACCGCGACGATATACAGCTTTAAGCTGACCAAGAGTTACTCTGTTGCCTTTGCCCTTTTCAGAAACCTTGGCATTATGTTCAGAAACTTTACTCTGTAGTTTAGAGATTGTTTCTTTGCTTAGTGTAATTTTACCCTTATCGTCTTTAGCACTATCTGGCTTATTCTTTTTGGAACCCTTCTTTTGATCTTTTTTAGGTGCTGGAGTTTTTCTTGGATCATTCTTTGGAGGCTTGCCATATTGTACAGCGATGGAATAATCTTCGGATTCTTCTCCAAAATCTACATATTCAGTTTCTAAAGGAATGTACATTAAAGATTCATCATATATGATTTCTTCAGAACCGAATGTAGATTCATAATAGCTATCAGATGCTTGTTGAATTATGTTTCCATTTGCGGCCTGCTGACATATAGCATATCTTTGCGAGTTGTCTGGATATTCTTCATTCATTTTTGGATTAGACATACATCTCGATAAAAAATCAGTTCTGTCTTCATTTTCTTTTCTTTGTGGAATTGGCATAACTTACTTTCTAAGTACTAGATATTATTCTTTAATAAAAACGCCATCTACCATTTTGCCTTTACGGTCTTTAATATCATTCCATGCTTTCTGCAAGCATTCAACTAATGTTAGCTTATTTCTTTCTGCTATATTGATAAGAACTACTATCATATCACCAATGTCGTCAGACACATCTCTTTTCTTGCAGATATTGTCAGATAATTCACCAGCTTCTTGCATTAGTTTGCAAAATTGATCTTTATCTGTGGCCCCATCAATTAAATTACGGGCATGATGCCAGTCAACGACTTTTTCAATTAGATCAATAATATTGTAATTTTCCATTAATTTTAGTCCTTTTTTAGTTGATGTGTATTCTACAGGAAATGTTTGTACATATACTTCATCTCCAAAGATTATATCATCAGGTATCTTCATAACCCTAAGTCTCCAAAATCCATTTCATCCAAATCGTTTGTACTAGCACCGATTTTATAAGATGTAATCTCATGTTCCTGAGGAGCTACCTGTACTGCCTCGCTATTAAGCCAAGGTTCGGTCCATCCAGAGATAGGATTCTTCATGCCTGTTTCATATGGTAGCCCAATTGCTTTACGTCGAGAATGGCATAGCCAGTCAATATACTGATGCATAACCGTTTCGTTAAGTCCAATAATAGATCCGTCTTTAAATAGATAGGAAGCCCATTCTTTTTCTTCTCGTGCCGCAGAATCAAACATACCACAAGCAAGTTCTTCACATTCTTTGGCGACTTGAATAAATCCTTCATCTTTTACATTATGTAGAATCTTCAGGATCTCTTGAGTATTATAAAGATGTAGTGCCTCATCTCGTTTAATTAGTTTAATAATATCTGCATTGCCGATCATTTTTTTATTTTCAGCAAAAGCAAATGCACAGATAAAGCTAACATAGAATCTAACAGCTTCTAGAATGTTAATACTAATAAGCGTAAGATATATTTGCTTTTTTAGATCGACATGGCTTTTACTTTTAGTGATTTTATTTAATGCGTCATACTCCTTAATAGCAACGTCTGCTCTTTTAAGAATTTCCTTATCAGTTAGACAGCTATCAAGAATTTTAGACGGATCATTATAGACATTCTTGATAATGTAAGTATAGCTATAGCTATGAATCTGCTCAAAAAATTCCCAAGTTTTCATACATGCTTCAAGTTCTGGATTTGATACATATTCAAGAAGCGTAGGAACTCCACGACAGATGACACTATCCATCATAGTTTGATATTTAAGATTGCTGGTAAAAATGAACCGCTCATTCTCAGACATAATATTATCATCCTTGAAATCATTGCGGTCTTTTTTTAATTCAATTTCTTCCGGTCTCCAAAAAAATTCCATCTGCCTCTTAAACAGATCAAAAAACACAGGATATTTGAATTTGTCATATCTCTGGAGAGATAGATCTTCTCCTAGAAATAAGGGCTGTTTCATATAATCTACATTTTTTTTATTCAAAATAGTCTTCATTTTAACTCCAAATCAATCGAATACATTCAAAAACTAATGCTGCGGAAAGAAGCAGCGATACAATTTTATAAGTTCTAACACGTTTAAATAGATTGTAATTTTCTTGATTAACTGCATTTAATTCAAGATATAGTTCAGAGTTCTCTTTAGAAGATGCTTCAAGAGCTTCAATTATTTTTGCAGGATTTCTTGATAATTCGCCAGCAGGAATATCTTCCTTATTTCTCATGGCTCTATTATTAGCTTCAGATAGAGCAGAAGACGTAAATAAATAATCGTCTCCTGATGTGCTTTTAATATAGTAATAAAACTCTTCCGCATTAATATGTTTATTCTTGTTGGGAACTTTTAAAAACTTAGATAAAAATATTAAACCCATAACATCCTCCAGTAATCAGATATAATTAACAAAAGCAAACCAGCAACGAAGCCTATGAGGAACCATTCTATTAATTCTAATATGACTCTCATATAGAACATGCTCCACCAGCACAATTTGTGTCTTTTTCTGTATCTCCATCAGAATCTGGAGTGTTACAGTAGTATAAATTTTTAATTCCCATTTTATAGCAATAAATTTGATCTTTAATTAGTACACTTAAAGGTATGTTACCTTCTGGGTAATTCATATAGTTATAGTATAGATTAAGACTAATACTCATGTCAACAAATTTTTGTATAACTGCGGCAATATTAATCATGCCTTTATTGTCCGGCATAGACCAAGCATGAGTGTAATAGTTTTTACGATGTGCATAATTTGGAACAATCTGTTTTAGAATGCCGTTCTTTGCTTTTTTATATGATAGTAGACTTCTTACTGGTTCAATTCCATTAGTACTGTTTTGAATAACACTGCTAGACTCGCAAGGCATAATAGCAGAGACAGTAGAATGCCTAAGGCCATATTTCTTAATTCGCTCACGCAAATCCTCCCAGTCCATATTATAAGTAGGTTTTACAAGATTATCAACAGTTTTCTTGTACCAATCAATTGGAAGAAGTCCATGAGCGTACTTTGTTTCATTAAACTTTGGACATGCACCATATTTTTCGGCAAGTTTACAAGATTCATTTAGCAAATGCCATTGAATTTTCTCCATTGTCTCATGAATGAGATAAAGTGCCGCAATATCATAATAGAATACCTTGTGCTTAGCCAAAAATCCAGCAAGATTTGTAATACCAATCCCTAAAGATCTTCTATTTTTAGTGAAGTTTTCACCGGCGGCAACTGGATAATCTTGATAATCAATGACCGAATCAAGAGATCTAATTGCTACCGAACAAGCGAATTGAATGTCTTCATCGCTATTCACCTCTAAAAGATTAATAGCAGATAGCATACAAATGCCAATTTCAGCTTCTGAGTCTTCAATATTACTTATTGGCTTTGTAGGGTGTATAATTTCCTGACAAAGGTTACTCATATATACAGGAACATCCCATGAGCCATGCGTATTCGCATTGTCAATATTCATGCTATAGATACGTCCCGTTTCCAGACGTTCACGGGCATAAATTTCTGCTAACTTTTT